CCAAAACCTATATTAATTTCCGGGAGAAAGATAAACACGGGAAGCTAATTAATATCCCGTTAGATATCGCTGCCATTTAATTTTAATTCAATTTCTTTTTATTTCGGCGTCAGCGCTGTGGGTTTCTGCACGCCGAAAACAGCATTAAGGAATAAAACATGTCCATCAAATGTACCAACTGCCAGAAAGGTATCACCACCCTGAAGTTCAGCGACGCCAGCGTCATTACCTCCGGTAAGTACCGTGTGCCAGCCGTCCTCATTACGCTGGTATGCCCTCACTGCAGCCAGCATTACTACACCGAAGTTCCGGCCATGGAGTTCATCCCCTGCGAGGCAAAAAAATGAAAGGCATGAAATTATATAACCGCTCCACTATATACAATCTGGCCCTGAAAACCTTTGGCCCTGAAGCACAGGCGCTGAAGCTGATGGAAGAAGCCGCCGAGCTGGCCGCTGCTGCCGCCCGCAACATGAACGGACTGGGCAGTGAAGTTGATCTGGCTGGCGAACTGGCTGACGTTGAAATCATGATTGAACAGTTCCGCCTCAACGGGATGGGCCTGATGATTGATTTTCATAAGCAGAAAAAGCTGGAACGCCTTGCCGAACGCCTGGGGGTGACTTATGCCGCAGAATAATGAAAAGCTGCTGGAGAAGTTAAAAAAGCTGCTGGTGCTGGCTAAATCTGACAACCCCCATGAAGCTGCACTGGCCCTACAACGCGCCCAGAAGCTGATGCAGGCCTATAACATCACCCAGGCTGACCTCGCACTCAGCGATATTGATGAAAGCGTCAGTCACTACTGGGCAGCAGGTAGCGTTAACCCACCGCGATACATGCTGGGTCTGCTGGATATTATCCAGGTGGCATTTGGCGTTAAGTCTATTATTCACTCCGGCTTTAAACCCAGCGTTGGTTTTTACGGTAATAAAGACCGGGTTGAACTGGCCTCATATACATGGGAGGTACTGGCCAGACAATTAATCGTGGCCCGTAAAAACTATATTCGACAGCAGAATAAAAGAATCAAAAACACGACCAAGACCAGTCGTGGTGACAAGTTTGCCGAAGGCTGGGTTCTGGCCGTGCGCAGCGAGGTTCATTTATTTGCTATGTCCCGCGAAGAACGGGAGCTGGCAAGCCTCTGGCTTGAACAAAAATACCCTGACTCAGGCACAACCACGGGCTGTGGGGCCGGGAAATCACGTGACGCGGACATGTCCCGCCACATCGGTTACAGAGAAGGGGAAAACGTCCGCCTGCATCAGCCCGTTGGCGGGCAGGAGCAGCATAAACTGAGGGCTGAAAGATGATGTTATCGCGTAAGAAGAAAGCACCGAACCCTTGTCGTACAGCTGCTAAATATCTTTTTGCTCGCGCCTTTTTTAAGAACGTAAGGCCCGGCATTCAAATTGGCATTATTGCTGGACGAGAGCAGGTTAAAAATTACATGTCAGGTGCATGGTGGAATAACGATCCGGTTACTACAGCCCGTAACATTCATATTAACTGGGGTGGGATTCATTATGATGGCTGAATCAATTGTATGTGCCCTGTTCTGGTATGGTCTCGTGGGGTGGTGTACTGCTGAACTGCACCGCCGCTCAGGTTTTTACTCACGTTACAGCGGTGCCGGACACTGGATCAGTTGGGCCGTTATGTTCATGTGCTGGCCTGTTGCGCTTCCTTTATATGTCGATTATATCGGTGGCGCAGGTAAAAGGAGCGACGATGATGACTAAGCAGCGTCTTATTCAACTCATCCATATTGCCCGCAATGACCTCCAGATGGATGAGGACACCTACCGCCAGATGCTACAGGGTCTGACCGGCAAAGCCTCAACCAAAGGGATGGATACCCCGCAGCTCAACCGCGTGCTGGAATCCATGAAAAAGAAAGGCTTTCGCATTAAGCCTGCCGGAAAAGCCAGGTCCGGCTTACCGCTGGATAACCATCCCCAGTCAAAGAAAATCCGTGCGCTTTGGCTTGAAATGGCAGCGGCGGGTACCGTCCGTGACTGTTCAGAGCAGGCGCTGGCGTTGTGGGTTAAACGGGAAACGGGCATCAGCGCGTTACGCTGGCTCAGCAATGAGCAGGCAAGTAGCGTTATTGAGAAACTGAAGAAGTGGCAGCGCAGAGCTGCGGGAGTGAAGCAATGAGCGACCTGAATCAGTTTCGTAGTAAAGGGCCGGAACTGTTGGTAGAACTGGCACAGCATACCTCTGAGACCGTCCGCGAGATTATTGATATCGAACCCGCAGTTGCCGACCAGATTGGTCAGGCCGTCGCGAACCGCATGATGCAGGTCTGGGGTGGGCAAAACGTCTATTTTCCGATGGGCATGGTCTGGAAGGTCAGTCAGCGCGACCGGGAAATCTTCCTGGAGTTTGACGGACGCAACCATCACGAACTGGCCCGCAAATTCGGTGTTTCACTACAGTGGGTTTACAGCGTGGTGAAGCGGGTCAGAAAAGAAGAATTGGATCGGATGCAGGGCAAACTGTTTGATGGTGACTCTGATTCAGAGAAGGTGGAAAATAGCTAAGCTATTTATAGGAGGACAGATGGCCAGACCAAGCAATATTGATAAACTGCCAGAGGATGTTCGTGCCGAGCTTCATAGCGAATTATCGCGCACAAACTTCACCGGTTATGAATGGCTCTCGCTCTGGTTAGCCGATAAAGGTTACAGCGTATCGAAGTCAGCCATTCAGCGTTATGCTGTCGCGAATAAAAATGAAATTCTGGGCCTACAGCAAGAGAGTCGATTCCATCAGGCACAGCTTCGACTTAATGCGCTTGGTGTAGCGGCAACAATTTCACCAGGAAAAGACCTTGGAAGTTTGAAGAATGATGCAGATGCACTACTAAAATGGGCGTTGTTTGGTTACTTAATGAGTGGGGGGCATCGTCCCCCTTAATTTTCATATACTGTAAATGAATTACATAACCTTTTGTTTGTCTCTTCCCATCACGTACCATAAAGTCCCATTTATCTTACGGTACCCCCTATATTTATCTCACGTCTAATCACGAAGTGTACTGGGTTGAAACGGATAATACCGGTGACGATATTTACGGTAACCATCAGGTGCGCGCCTGCCTGCGCGGACGTTCTATTCGCCGCCGCATTAATCATCCTGACCGTCTGAACTACCCGATGAAACGGGTGGGTAAGCGCGGTGAAGGTAAATTCGAGCGCATCACCTGGGACGAAGCCCTCAATACCCTCACTGCCAGCCTGAAAGACGTCGTGGCCAAATACGGCAACGAAGCGGTTTACATCAACTACTCTTCCGGCATTGTCGGCGGCAATATTACCCGTTCCTCCCCTTATGCTTCACTGGTAGCGCGCCTGATGAACTGCTACGGCGGTTTCCTGAGCCACTACGGCACCTACAGCACGGCACAAATCGCCTGTGCGATGCCCTACACCTACGGCAGCAACGACGGCAACAGCACGTCTGACATCGAAAACACCAAACTGGTGGTAATGTTTGGCAATAACCCGGCGGAAACGCGCATGAGCGGTGGCGGGATTACGTACTTTCTGGAGCAGGCTCGCGAGCGATCCAGTGCGCGCATGATCGTCATCGACCCGCGCTACACCGACACCGCCGCTGGCCGCGAAGATGAATGGATCCCCATCCGTCCGGGTACCGATGCCGCGCTGGTAGCCGGTATTGCGTGGGTATTGATCGCCGAAAACCTGGTCGACCAGCCGTTCCTGGATAAATACTGCGTGGGCTATGATGAGAAAACGCTGCCGGAAGGCGCACCCGCTAACGGCCACTACAAAGCGTATATTCTCGGTCAGGGTGATGACAAGACCGCGAAAACCCCTGAGTGGGCTTCCCGCATTACGGGCATACCCGCCGATCGCATTGTTAAGCTTGCCCGTGAAATCGGCTCCGCCAAACCGGCTTACATCTGCCAGGGTTGGGGACCCCAGCGCCAGGCAAACGGTGAACTGACCGCCCGCGCGATCGCGATGCTGCCTATCCTCACCGGAAACGTGGGGATCAACGGCGGTAACAGCGGCGCGCGTGAGTCGACATACACCATCACTATCGAACGTATGCCGCTGCCGGACAACCCGGTCAAAACGCAAATTTCCTGCTTCAGCTGGACGGATGCCATCGCTCGTGGACCGGAAATGACCGCCCTGCGCGACGGCGTGCGCGGGAAAGATAAGCTGGACGTGCCGATTAAGTTCATCTGGAACTACGCGGTCAATACCCTCATCAACCAGCACTCCGATATCAATAAAACCCACGATATCCTGCAGGATGAAAGCAAGTGCGAAATGATTGTCGTCATCGACAACTTTATGACCTCATCGGCGAAATATGCCGATATCCTGCTGCCGGATCTCATGACCGTTGAGCAGGAAGACATCATTCCGAATGATTACGCCGGGAACATGGGCTACCTGATTTTCCTCCAGCCTGTGACCGCGCCGAAGTTTGAGCGCAAGCCCATCTACTGGATCATGAGTGAAGTGGCGAAACGCCTTGGACCGGATATTCATCAGAAATTCACCGAAGGACGGACGCAGGCGCAGTGGCTGCAGTATCTGTATGCCAAAATGCTCGAAAAAGACCCCACACTGCCCTCCTATGACGAGCTGAAAAAAATGGGCATTTATAAGCGCAAAGATCCGAACGGGCACTTTGTGGCCTATAAAAAATTCCGCGAGAACCCGGAAGCCAATCCGCTGAAAACGCCGTCGGGCAAGATTGAAATTTACTCCAGCAAACTCGCGGAGATTGCCGCCACCTGGGAGCTGGAAAAAGATGAAACCATCAGCCCGCTGCCCGTCTACGCCTCGACCTTTGACGGCTGGGACGCGCCCGAACGTGAGCAGTTCCCGCTGCAGCTGTTTGGCTTCCACTTCAAAGCCCGTACCCACTCAAGCTATGGCAACGTCGACGTGCTGAAAGCGGCCTGTCGGCAGGAGGTATGGCTTAACCCGGTCGATGCCGAAAAACGCGGCATTAAGAACGGCGATATGGTGCGCGTCTTTAACGAACGCGGTGAAGTGCGAATTGAAGCGAAAGTCACACCGCGCATCATGCCCGGCGTGAGCGCCATGGGCCAGGGCGCCTGGCACGACGCCAGGATGAGCGGCGATCGTATTGACCACGGATCATGCATCAATACCCTGACCACGCACCGCCCGTCGCCGCTGGCAAAAGGCAACCCGCAGCACACCAATCTGGTGCAGATCGAAAAGGTTTAGCACGATCGTGGTTTATTATACGGTCAGTATTCTTGATTAACACAGCCGCGCGGGCGCAATCCGCGCGAGCAAGGAAGGTTCAATGAAAGACGTCTCACAGCGTGAATCGTTCGCGTTCAGCGCCCGCGTACTGGGCGCGCTGTTTTATTTTTCACCCGACAGCGAGCAGGCCGCGCCGCTGGTGCAGGCCCTTACCGCGGGTGAATGGGTTCAGGACTGGCCGCTGCCACCGGAAACGCTGCAGCCCCTTGCCGAAACCTTTGCCGCCCCAGCCGATGAGCCGCTGACGGACGCCTGGCAACGGCTGTTTATTGGCCCTTATGCCCTGCCCGCACCGCCGTGGGGCTCCGTCTGGCTGGACCGCGAATCGGTGCTGTTTGGCGACTCGACCCTCGCGCTGCGCCAGTGGATGCGAGAAAACGGCATTGCTTTTGAGATGCAGCAAAATGAACCGGAAGATCATTTCGGTACCCTGCTGCTGCTGGCGGCGTGGCTGGCCGAGAATGGTCGCGAAGCGGAGTGCGATCGGCTTCTGGCGTGGCATCTTCTGCCGTGGAGTACCCGTTTCCTCTCGGTGTTTGTCGACAACGCCGGGCATCCGTTTTATACCGCGCTGGGCAAACTCGCGCAGCTGACGCTGGCGGACTGGCGTTCCGCGTTGCTTGTTCCGGTTGCGGAAAAGACGCTGTATCGCTAAGGGGTACGGCTTGCTCGCGGCTGGCGGGCAAGCCTGGGTTTGGTTTATACCTCTCCACCCGATTCACTCGCACTCTCTTTGCTTTGAATGAACCGAAGTGCCAGATAGAGGTCTGGCGCCAGAATCATGTCATCATCATTCATTGTTGGCCGGCTGTCTTTAAACCAGCGCGTTAATTCCGTTTTCCTGCCCGCAAGGATTAACGTAACCTGCCGAGCTTTGAGGTCGCGCTTTAACTCATTTATGGTTGCCAGAACACTGATGTCTGAATAGGTGAAGCAAGCCACGGCATCAATAATCACCCATTTAGGCTGTAATGCTGCACCATCAACTAAGTTCAAAACCCGGCGTTTAAAATAAGCCACATTAAAATAGGTCAAGGGTGAGTTAAACCGATACATCAACACGCCCGGGACCATTTTAATATCGGTTGTATTGCCTAATGAGTGAATCATGCCA